CATTACCTGTAAGGTCACCTGTAATACCACCAGAGGATGTTACTGTAGTGAATGCACCGCTAGAAGCAGTTGTAGCACCCACTGTAGCGCCATCGACAGAACCACCACCAATGTTAGCAGTAGCTAGGGTAGCATTACCTGTAGATTGCAGAGTAGTGAATTTACCTGTGGTATGATTAGCTGCACCAATGACTGTGCCATCAATGTTACCACCGTTAATATCTGCAGATGCCAGAGTAGCCTGACCAGAAGTAGACACAGTCGTGAAGGCACCTGTTGAAGGTGTAGAAGCACCGATAGTAGCACCGTCTACTGTACCGCCGTTAATGTCGGCTGTAGCAGCTACAAGGCTTGTATTAGCATTCAGTGTAGTAAACGTACCTGCCGCTGGTGTGGTTGTACCAATAGTAGCATTGTCGATAGCACCGGAGTTTAGATCAACAGATGTGATTACTGTTGTGCCAGTAGCTGTCAGATTAGCGAATGTAGCGTCACCTGATACACCTAGTGTAGAACCAAGTGCCGTTGCACCTGTAATGTTCAGTGTGCCACCAGCAGCAATGTTAGTTGCCGCAGAAATACCCCCAGAAAGGAATAGGTCTTGGAAACGGGCTGAAGGTGTACCTAGATCAATCTGATCATTAACCGCAGGAACAATGCTATTGCCTGTAGTAACCTGTACTAGCTCACGCCAAACGGCTGCGTTGGATGCATTACCTACGCAGATATATACTCGACCAGTAGATGTATCTTCCCACATGGAGCCGGGCGCATAGCCATCGCCACTATCGTCGGATGTAGTAGGTGTAGCTGTGGCAGAGAAGTTATTCTTGCCGCCTACCCCACCATGTACTGCTGGAAGGTAACCAGAGACAGACGTGGTTAGGTTGATCTTCGGAGCATTACCCGTAGAGCCATCGTGTGCGTGGCCTGACGTAGCATTAAATGCAGCGGAAACTTGGTTAAATTCGGAATTAAGTGGCGGTGCTGTGATCTCAGAACCGTTGATAATATCCGCAATACTTTGGCGTGTGTAACCGGCCATATGCTAGCGTCTCCCTGCGACAGAAAATTCAAATACGATGCCTTGGATACTGAAGGATTCAGTCTGTCCCACCGTCACGAATGTAGCTCGTGCAGAGAAACCAGAACCTTGTACATCTGATGTCATGATTGGTTTGGATGAACCGCCATACAGCGTGTTAGATCCAGAGTAAGTGATAGCTCGTCCACCGTAGACAGTTGGACCGCCTTGGCTTCCTTGGCTGTAGGTAGAAGGACGTGCGGTGTTGTAGTCGCCCCAATCGTATGCCATCGCCAGGTTCATCTCTAATGGACCTTCAGCACGTACGAACGTATTAACTTTACGAAGAACTTTACGCTGTTCTGTTTCACCGAAATCTAGGTAAGGCGTTGCATAGATAGCTACGATGTCTAGACCAGCAAACGATTTACCGTTCTCTTGGCGGTAGACCTTACCATCGTAATCCCCATGAAGAATAAACTCTTCGGTTCCTACATAGCCAGACGTACATACAGATGCACGGATGCCAATAAGCTCACCAAACTCCCAGGAGATAGAACCGCTACTGTCAGACAAGCCACCAATGATACCTGCGGAGTCTGTAGCACCAGTACTGTCATCTCCAACGAAATACCGGACCTGAGACTTAGAGCGGATAACCACGCCATTTAGCGTAGACATGTCGTTGTTCTTAATGAGATCAACTAGAGTAGCCTGGATAGGCTTAGAGATAGTTTCAAGCTCAACGTCACCAATTCTGGATGTACCAGAAACAGGTCGGAAGCCATCAGGTGCCAGGAACATTAAGTCCCCGCCGATCTCTAAGACACTATCTCGTGCCACGCACCCCACGTTGGCTGTAACCTGGTCTAGGACAAAGCCGCTAGTAATATCTGCAGAGATCTTCTTGATGTTGTTGTTACCGAACACAAACAAGTTGTCACGGAAAGGTTTAATCTGAACTACATCAAAACCTGCAGCAATTTGCCCAGCGCCTGCAGCTACTGTGAAGTTATAAAACCCATCAGGTGTAGCTGTTGAAGATGGAGCAGAGTGTGCAACCGCAGCTTCTGCTGTCGTATCGCCTGCTAGAAATAAGTGGTTCTCAAATACGTCCACAACAGAAGGAGCGTTTATGCACTGATCTCCGCCGCCGGTTTGCGCACTGTGGCCTGATAAAGAAGGAGATGCACCTGTACCGGTGGAGGTGAGTTGTTCCCAGTGCTGTCCGTCAAAAACGATTGCAGGGTTAACACCATCCACAAAACAGATGCGGTTACCTGTACCGAAGTTGAACACCACATGACGAAGCTTTGCTACTGTACGTGAACCAATAGTCATTGGACGGGTTACAGCATGATCTAAGGTGTACTTACGCCACCCAATATAGGCTGTGTAATAATAAAAGCTATAGTTGCCACCAGTAGCATCCTGACGGGCTGCAATAATCTTTGTGCTAGCACTTACATCGTCTTTGAAGATGGCTAACCCAAGAACTTTGCCTGTGGCCGTAGAGGAACCAGATTCAGTTACCTCACCGTAGTCCGTGTCGAACTCATCAAAACCCTCAATACGACGATAACCGCCAAATAATGACGGTTCGTAATTAACTAATCGGGTAGCGGAGCCTGGGGCGTTGTCGGATAGGTCAAGATGGTTTTCGTTGGAATTAAGTCCACCGGAGCAAACCAGCTTAAATGACTGGATCTGATCTGGCATTAGAAGTTAACCCTCGTATCTCGGATATATTCGTAGTTGTTTATATACAGAGTTTGTAAATCTTTGATGCCCTTATCAAACGCCATGAACGCAGCCTGCGAGGACTCAAGGTTATCCTTGAACATGTATAGGTGGTACAAAGCACCATCTACGATCACGGTATCAAAACTGTCTGGAATACGGGTCTGATCATCAGAGTTAGTGATGTCAGCGTAATTTAGGTAATAACGGAAACGTACAGAGTAGGCTTTGTCGGGAGACGGTGTAACACCAAAACCATTGCCGTGTGAGGCAAATACGTTGTCTGGTGTACCACGGCCTGCTGAACCGGCATCATAATCATCATCACGATGGCTTTTATACCAAACATCACGATCAATATGTTTAAGAGTTTTATATCCTACATTTAAGCTGTCGTTCTTTAAAATCTGGAAGGTATTATAATCGGATACCTTAAAATAGTCGGGCCAAGTATATTCTGTCTGACCTGCTACCAAAACCTGGGTATGTTCTGCAGCGTTAAAGGGCCATTCGAACTCAGCTTGATTAATCTTAGCTACGGAAGCCTTAACGCTATCCTTAACCAAGGCTTGAACACCTCGCACAGTTGCAAAGGCATCAGCAGCAATCTCAACTTCGTTAAGACGACGGAGTACCTGGTTACATAAGGATAGGTAAGTCGATGGCATTCTGAACCCCTAACAAAGTGGTAAAGGGGGCAAGTTTCCCTGCCCCCAAAAAGCCATTAGGCCAAGTTGTAGTTCGCTGTGATCAAGCCTTGTGGGCGAAGAATCTTACGACCATAAAGTTGCATGCCACGAACGATGTCTGCGAATGTGTCTGGTGAGCGGAAGCTCTCAGTTTTCGCAATTTGGTCAGCTACTGCTACTGAGGAGTCATGGCCTGCGACCAAAACACCGAAGTTAGTTGCAGAACCGGAAGCGGCAGATGTACCAGCGCCTGTACCTTTGTAAGGAAGGTTGTTGGACTGATATACACGGAAGCCACGGATGGTGCCTGGAAGGCGACCATTGCGTACTTCTGAATCGCCACCGAAGTCAGCGTTAACCAGCTTCGCATCTTCGTCCATCAAGATCTCTTTGAAGACCGGATCGACGACGATCCAACGACCATCTGTGTCCACGTTAGCTGCGTCCATAAGACGAGCCATGCGGTTCAGAACAGCCAAAGGTGATGTCAAAGCACCAGCACCGCCACCTGCAGTTACAGGAATAGAGTTAGCTGCTGTTGAGCCACCGAAGACGCCTTGTGTCAGCTTGTTAGCTGCGAACAATTCGTCTGCGCCTGCGCCTGCTTCAGCTTTAGTACCTGCTGCTGCAGTACGAGCTGCCCATGCAGAACCGTTCCATGAGTAGCCAGACATGTAACCAAGAACGTCTTGGTCGAATGAATCACGCAATTTGAAACCTGCACGGTCTGTTGCCAGATCCATGAAAGAAACGTGTGAGTGTGCTTCTTCGATGTCGTCCAATGCGAACTGGAA